CGTGATGACTCCGTGTGCCCGCATCCACTCGTTCACGCTCCATCCCTCACAGGCCTTGGGCTCGCTTCTTTCACCGCAACCCGCCATGCCCGGCTCACCTTCCTATGGCGTGGGCTTCGTGCCTCGCTCTCGCTATAGTCAGGATGAGCCCGACATGGTTACCGGGATGCGGTGCGCTCACGCCGGCCACTGAGGCATTGCGCTGCCACTACGTTACATGCGGCGCACTGCATCATCACCGCCCATCGATGGGGCATGGTGGCAGCATCACGTCACCCTTGATGAGCCAGACGCAGGCGCCAGGCCCATCACCGCGCATCGCTCGGCTGGGGCAGCACGATTTTAACATGTGTTAGCATATTCCGCTAACTTGGGGAAGGGGAAGGGACACCCACGCCGCAGGGCGGGCGGGGGGTCGTCTGACAGAGTTAAAGGGAATATCCCTTTAACAATACCCTGAAAATGCCGTAAATACAGGCATTTATAAACGTGATTTTTACATACCAACAAAATTTAACCAAGAAAAACGCATAAAAATCTCGCTGAAATGCGCTATTATTCCAACAGTTTCCGCCATGTCGCGCTGAACATGGCGGAATAAGCAAAACGCGCCAAAAAATTAACATCCATTACTTTTTTCTCGCTAATGCGTGTATTACTACAATAGCCGTTGTAAATATACACGCATCAAAGGAAAAATTGTTACCTTTGCAGGTGTTAACTTAATCCATTGAAACTATGTCAACACAAGATTTCGTCTCTATTGACTTCGAGACCATGACAGTGAAGCGCACCAGCGCCTGTGCTGTCGGTCTGGCCGTCGTTCTGGACGGCATTATCCACCGAAAGTTTTACTCACTCATCAAGCCCATCCCCGATGATGAGCAGCGCACCAACACCTTTGTGCATGGCATCACGCCCGAAATGGTGCAGTTTGCCCCGACCTTCGAGATGCTGTGGCCGACACTGGCCAACTTCTTGGGCGAGCTGCCCATTGTCTGCCACAACCGCAACACGGACATCAATATCTTGCGTGATTGCATGGCTTATTATGGGCTGTCGGGCATCGATGTGGATAACAACATCTGCACCTATGAGCTGACGGGGCAACCGCTGGAGGCCTGCTGTGCCAAGTTCGGCATCAATATGGGCAGCCATCACGATGCCCTCGATGATGCGGTGGCATGTGCCAGGGTATTTCTCGCCCTGCAGGGTAACGTGATGGCAGCTGCTGGGGCTGGCAGCCTGCGCCATATCATGGCCGACAAGTCCAACCGATCCTATGAACGTGCCACGCTGGATCCGCTGGCCGATGACCAGGTAGAGGACAAATCCACGCCCTTCTATCACGCTGCAGTAGTCATCACGGGAACCTTTGATGCCTACCCGAACCGCAACGAGCTGGGCAAATTGCTGCAGTCCCTGGGAGCCGACATCAATACAGCCATCTCGAGCAAGACCGACGTGGTTGTTATCGGCCATGGTGCCGGTCCAAGCAAACTCAAGAAAATTAAAGAACTGCATGACAAGGGCCATGAAATCAGGATGATTTTTGAGCCGGAACTTGTCCAGTTGCTAAATAAGCAGGATTAAACCTGCTTAATATGTAGTTTTCGCGGAAAATAACGCGGAAAATCGGCGGAATTTCACGGAATTCTTGCCGATTTTTATGTTATAAAACATATTTCGGCAATTTTCTGGCGTTTTTGCTTGTACATTTACAACGGACATTGTACATTTGCAGCGCTTACCTACAACGATGTTAGTCATCGCCGCTTGAGCGTCGGTTATCCGCTCGAAATCAGTCGGGCTTTTTTTGTGCCCGCATCAGTCGATAGAAAGGCTGCCTTTCCGCTACATAAATGGCGCTCCCTCGGAGATGACACTTGTTGTAGGTAAGCACGGAACAGGCAGCCGTTTTTATATTCTGCCAATTGCTTACCTACAACAAGTGTTATGAACAACACAATTCAAATCAACCGGGAGAGTGAGAGCTATGAAGCTCTGGCCACAGCACTGGGTCACATCGTGCTGAAGTTTTTAACTCTGCAAGTCAACATCCTGCTGGCGTTCTGCGCCCTGATCAGCCTGCTCGCCTGGCTCGCCACCGAGCAGCATGCGACTGTTGCCATTTTTGCAATCGTCGCATGGGTGGGCCACCTCGCCGTCATGTTAACTATCAGTATTGCGAAAGGAGGTGACCAGTTATGATGACCGGCAATCAGCAAAACGACTGGACCAGCCCGGCTGCAGTACGCAACCAACGCACAGAGGCCGAATATTCCCGTGTCCGTCAAGCCTTGATGAACAAGAAGGCCCAGGAACTGCATGAGGTGGATGAGCGCTACCGCATCATCAAGAACGCCTACCAGCTGGAGCGCACCAGCATCAAAGAACAATTCGCCCTGCAGCGTCTCAACCTCAAGACGCAAATTGAGCGTCTGAAGGATAAGCGTGCCGACCTGCGCCACGCCTTGAAGCTCGACGCCCCGACCGAAGGGATGGGCGACCTTGATGACTTCACCACCCGCATCAGCAATCTGGAAACGCAGCGCATCGGCCTCTCCCGACAGGAGATTATGAGGCTTGCCGATGCCGAGGGCCGCTTCAATGACCGCGCTCAGACCGCAACCGACGAGCGCAAGGCCATCTGTGAACACTACAACAAGCTCATGGAGGAACTGCGCGACAAGTACATCAAGCAAGTGGATGACAACCGTGCTGCAGCTCGCCAAGAACGCGAGGACCAGGAAGGAGGTGCTGAGGTATGAAGTTCAAGTTTTATGTGAACCTCAAGGAGATTCACCAGATGGAAGGCTCCCGAGAAGACGCCCTGCAGTATGGGGATGCTACGGCTACCAAGCATGGCGACATCAACGTGTGCATGTTTGTGCCCGGAAAGCAGGGCCTGACCATCACAGGCGAATGGCAATACCTGGGCACCTTCCATGGCCACGGTGAGTTTACAACTGACGATGGCCGAGCATGTACCATCAAGCAGAACATGACCGGCATGGTGCAGAACGAAATCCAGCCCGAGAAGAAGCGCTGCTCCTGCTGCGACTGCTACAAGCCTCTGCGCATGTTCAACGCCAAGGGCAATGGCTATCAATCCTACTGCCGCCTCTGCCAGTTGAAGGTCGCCAGGGACAAGAGGAAAGGAGGTGCCCAATGAAGATCTATTTCTGCACAGAGGTCGTAACCTATAAGGCCACAAACCGCAAGGCTGAAGAAGTAGCATTGTTCGTGTCTGGTTTCAAACATCGCCTAATTAAAGGCACGAAGCCCATACAGGATTTAATCAAGGCCGTCAAAGACCACTGCCGCCTGCTTGACAACAAGTTTGCCAAATCAAAGTCAAGGCCCCTGGAGGTAAGCCCTTATTCCGGTGTCCCTGGTCACTGCCAGATTACCATCTACAGCGGCGATCCCACCAAGCAGACCAGCCAGCCCAAGGCTGCAGTCATCTACCTTGCTGAACTCGCCGGGGAGATAGACATGGACAAGTGCGAGTCCGGCACCATCAACTTTGAGTCAGAGGAAGGAGGACAATCATGAGTGCCAAGAGATATCATTTCCAGTTGCTCAACGGTCGCAAGGTGGTGGCCGACACCAACTGCACCTTTGAGGAAATCCGGCGCATGGGCGACACCATGGCCACCAGCCAGCTGCACCAGCTCAATGTGCAAGCCTTCAACGAACCGCTGAACACCTGGGACCACCTGGGCAGTTTCATGGGTAACCGCCGCTTCCATAATTGGACCGGTGACTATTGGACTATCAACGAAGACTACAAGGGCATGACGCCCGCCGGAAAGGAGGCTGTTGCTGTATGATCGAGGACGGAATGAAGATTATGGCCACCCGCTTTGAGGGCCGTGGCCACATCAATATCACGATAGAGCGCTGCATCGATGTCAATGACACGAGCGTGCCAGTGGCATGCCGCATCCACATCGATAGCCCCGATGACAATGGCATGAGTGTGCCAGACGATACCATTTGGCTCGATGACATCAGCGACCTCGAGGTGCTGCATGACGCCATCGGTGCCTATATTGAGATGATGAAAGAGAACCAAAAAAGAAAGGAGGCAAACAATGAGCAATGACATCTCACCGGCTGCAATGGCATTGGCAGCCTATCTGGAGAACTTTGAACCCGCCCAAGATGGCACAGACGTGCTATTGAAGACCACCGAAGCCATAGAACGCGAGCTCCAGGACATGGCAGAGCCCCAAGAGGGTGAGGTAGCCAACCTCATGCTACTGGCCGGATATCGCATCGTGTATCGCCCTGATGGCCGACATGGCTGGGCGATGGCCAGGCGACAGTAACATTTTTTTGTTGACATTTTTTAGTTTGAACAAAGGCCCGGGCCTTGCGTCGAGATGACGCGGGGCCCTTTTTCTTTTTCGGAAGTTTATGTTTTATGCCAGGGCTCCTGCCCGTCGGGAACCCCGGACCCCTACTTTAAGCGAATATCATAGTGCACATGTACCGCTGTACTGGCTCAAGCCCTCGATGGTGGGGGAGCGGGGCCCGACGCCCGAACCTGCATTGAAACTGACAGGAGAATGTTGGCGAATTACCATTCATAAACAAGGCTGGAAGCAGCCGCCAAGTCGGCGGTGTATTCATTAATTTATTTTTTTACTTTTTACTTGTTTCAAAGGTAAAAAAAAGAGTGCAGTTGTACGGAAGTGGGAAAAGTTGCCGAAAATCAGCAAGTTACAAGCGCACGATTTTGCGAAAAAAAAAGTGCGCAGTTGTACGTACAGTGCAGTTGTACGGGGCCCGAAAATCGTGCAAAAATCGTGCGGAAGTTAACGCACTGATGCACAGCGATTTGAATATTTCAAAAGAGGTAGCCCGTACAACTGCACAGTTTTTTTCTATATATAAGGCACCCCCACGCAGAAACTTTTATAAAAAGTTCTGCACATTTTTGTTTCGGTTACTTGCACCTGAATATGAAGAAATTAGTATCTTTGTGCTATCGATATCAGTATTGTGCGCTATGATGATCATTTACCTTACACTACCGAAGTATCTCGGTGAATGGTGCCTCCATGACTGGGGCGACGCTAACGGCGTCGTGCGCTTTCCCCGTGGGAGTGCCGAGAATGATGTGCTCGAGATGCAGCTGGACAAGTTGCCGGAGGGAGCAGAGCCCCAGCTGCGCGAGGATGGTCAAATTGCCATCGAGATTCCCGACTTCAAGTCGAAACCTGCACCCTACTGGTGTGTGCTCAGTGAGTATGCCAGGAAGGTACTCACCCATGTGATTATGGTGAGGTTCCGTGTCCAGCTGTGGAATGACCTCTACAAGGTGGAGAAGCTCTCGCTGCCCATCACCGACTGCATCTATGACTGGATGGAGCGGCACGGCATCGAGCCCGAGGAAAAGTCCTGGGAAGCCATCCGCCAGATGTTCTTCAGGCAACGTAAGGCCTACCGCGAGGGTCAAACCCCTCCTAAGCGATAAAAACGCGATTTTTAACACGTTTTAACGTGGATTTCAAACCGCAAATCTAACAAACCTCAACAAAACGCAACTGAATAACCAAAGTATAACAAATAACTACTAAGCACTACAACATGACACAGGACAGTTATAACATGCCGGGCATCGTCGAAGTCAGACATCTCAAGCCCGAAGACATCACCCCCGATGTGGTGAGTTGCTTCCTTGCCGGAGTACCTGCTGCGGTGTTCGCCGATGGCACGCGCGTGTCATTGGAGGGCGAGCCTACCTGCCAGGCCGTTGAGGAACATAGCAATAACGGCAGGATCGAGAAGGTGACGCTCACCTTCATGACCACCGAGGACGTGCCGCGTGCCGGCGTCGTGTGGATGATCCGACAGGCCAATGGTGGCTGGTGGCTCATCGGACGCCGTGAACCCGTTTACCCCACCGTGAAGGTCACAACCAACACCGGCGTGCCTGGTGGTGACCGTGCCGTGAAGACGGTGACGGTGGAATATCAGGGCTATAAAGCGCTGATTCCCCTGGAGAATTGAGGCCTTAAAGTCTTTTATATAGGGCGTTTGAGGGCTTAATTTTGTGCAAAACTCGATTGATTATGGCAAAAAGAACCTATCATCTGCATCTGAAGGGCTACGTCGGCGGCTGGAATTTTGACAGCGATTACGTCGATTATGTCCTCAATAAATATAAGGACGATGAGGTGCATGTGCTCATCAACTCGCTTGGCGGATCCGTCGCCACGGCTTTGAGTGTGAGCGCTGCCTTCAAACGTCATGGCAACGTGCACGTTCACTATGAAGGTATGAACGCGAGCGCTGCCACCATCGCCTCCCTGGGTGCCAAGTCGGTGACCATTGACCGCAATGCGATGTACCTGGTGCACAAGTGCAGCCAGTTCATGCTCGTGTGGGACCAGATGAATGCCGACCAGCTGGACCAGTTCATCCAGGAGTGTGAGAAGACCAAGAAAGATCTCGACAAGATAGACCTGAACATCGCCGGTGGCTATGCTGCCCGATGCAAGAAGGAGAAAGCCGAACTGCTCGACCTGATGAGAGAGGGCGGCTGGCTCACCGCCGAGGAAGCTCTTGACTGGGGCTTCGTTGATGAGGTGACCGACCTGCCCGAAGACAAGAAGCCGGTAATGACGGAAGAAGTGAAGGACTTCATGGCATCCGAGGGCATCCCGATGCCCAACCTGCCCATGGACGATGACGATGAGCGCGGCCTGTTCTCCCGCTTCAAGGAATTCTTGAGAGGTATCTACACAACCAAGGAAACAACTAACCAAGTATTAAGCACAATGAAGAAGAAACTTTTCTCTGTTATTGCTGCCATCCTGGCGCTCGAGACCTTCGAGTGTGAGGAAGGTGGTAGTGCCTCGCTGACCGATGAGCAGCTCACCACGTTGGAGAACCACATCAACACCCTGCAGGGCCAGGTTGATGAGGCTCACACCCAGATGGTGGAGCGCGACAAGGTAATCGAAGGCCTCAAGGCCCAGATCGTGGCCAAGGATGCTGAGATTGCGGATCTGTCCAAACAGCCCGCCGCAGCCACTCAGCAGGTGAATAATCAGAATCAGGCTGCCGCCGAGCCTTCGCAGCTGCAGGACTACTGCGCCGAGGTGAGCGAAGCCCGCGAAATGTTGAACCAACTCAAAAAGTAAGACAACATGAACCATCTTATCAATGTAACCCCCGACGAGGCTGCTTGGAAGAAAGCGGCTGAAAAGTGGGGACGTGTGTTCCTGAAGATGCCCGTGCTCGCCATGGGCGACGCTACCAAGTTCATGACGGGCCTTCCCGGCTGCCGCACGAACCAGCACCTGGGTACCGTAGAGAGTGAGGCTCAGTTCTACCCCTACGTGGCCAACCAGCGCGGCGATGGCTCGACGGCCATCAACTTCGAGACCCTGGAGATTTTCTTCGGCTCGATGATCCACGACTTCGTGCCCAACGACTACATCCAAACGCTCCTCGGTGAACATGCCGACAAGCTCGGTATGGGACAGGCCAAGAGCGAGATGGCAAGGCTCGTGCTGAGCACCATCATGGAAAGCGCCGGCGAGAAACTCGCCCTCGCACTCCCTGTAGCTAAGCGCAATGCCAGCGGCAACACCACGCTGGACCTGTTCAATGGCTTCGCCACCTTGATCTCGTCGGCTATCATCGCCGGCAAGGTGTCTGTCGCCAACGGCAACCTGGTGCAGATTTCGGACGCTATCACTGCGGACAACGTGGTGGATGTTATCAAGGGCCTGGAATATGGTCTTGACACCCGCCTGCGCCGTCAGGAGCGCTTCCTGTTCTGCGATCCCGCCATCGTTGACCTCTACAACGAGGGCTACCTGCTCACCCATCCCTCGGTGCCCTACAATCAGAAGTTCGAACAGAACTACGTGGAGGGCAGCAACCGCAAGATGACTTTCGCTCCGCTCGACGGTCTCGCTGGTACCGGCGTGATGTTCATCGCTCCCAAGAAGAACGTCATCTATGGCTACGACGGTGTTTCGGACGAGGAGAAGTTCGAGGTACTGCGCCTCAATGCTGACACCTTCACGGTAAACGCGAAGATGTTCTTCGGCGTGGGCTTCCGTACCTATGACAAGCGCTTCCTGAAGGTGGCTATGGTCGCTGGTGGATCGGCTGTTCAGCCGAACATCGAGCCCAGGGAGGTCACCCTGGCAGCTGGCGCTACCTATGACCTGAGTGTATTCCCGTCAACGGGCTGGACCTTCTCCTCGTCGGCAACCGGCAAGGCTACGGTCAGCAGCGCGGGTAAGATTACGGGCGTCGCCGCTGGATCTGCAAACATTACCTGCACCAACGGCACCACCGAGATTGTTGTGAAGGTAACCGTTACGGCTGCCTAAACCGTATTGTTGAACCCTTAATCTGAACAATCAATATGGCAAGAGAATGTGTATCTGCTCTGCAGAAATCTCTGGATTGGTGTGACGGCATGCCCCAGTACCCGGGCATCCGTCGCCGTGCCTACTTCTGCAACAAGAACCTGATTGCAAAGTGGCCCACCTTGACCCGTGACGCCTTTGGACGTCCCACCTCGAGCGTGTACAGCGGTGACTTCGAACTCGTGGAGAATGCCACCTTCCAGTATGTGGACATCAACCCCGACAAGTCTCAGCTCACCAGCGAGCCTCAGGGCGAGAAGCCCAGCCAGACCCAACTCAACAAGCTCGTGCTCATGCACAATGGCGTTGATGAGGAGGCTACGGCTGCAGCTGGCTTCCTGAACAACTCGGACAACGTGTTCGTCGTTGAGGACATGGCTGGCAACTTCCGCATTGTAGGCAATGACAAGTGGCCGACCTTGACCACCGTCAACCAGGACAATGGCCAGGGCACTACGCCTGCCGGCACCACCATCAACGTGGAGGTGACCGACGAGCTGGCCGCTCCCTTCTATGTCGGTAAGATCGTTACCGCCGATGGCGACGTCTATTCCTCCAAGGTAGCTGCTGAGCAGGAAGGCGAGGAAGACGAGCACACCCCCGGCGACGGTAACTAATCGAAATAGGGATGGAGAGTTACGCCGATGGGCTCTTGACGGATGTGCCGGAATCTGCGCAACTCTCCGACCTTTTAGATGATCTTGACAACCCGCCTGAGGCCAAAGACCTGTTCGCTGTGCAACAGCGTAAGGGTTGGGATAAGTCGGTTGAAGCGCGATGCGACTTCTCCTTCAGGCTCAGGCTGACGCGCCGAAGCGATGTCAATTTCATCTCCATCTGGCAGAAGACGGTCCATGGCCGCACCTTGACTGATATCAAGAACGACCCTGCCATGGTGGAGTTCTGCGCCAAAAACATCGTCCCTGTCATCCGTGAGACGGTAGGCCATTTTCTTGACAAGGGCGACTGGTGTATCTGCACATCGCCAAAGCGCAGGCATAAGGCCAGGAACTTCGCAACGCTCATCAGTGAGCGCATCGCTGAGTCCCTGGCTATTCCTTTTTATGAGGATGTGGCACTGTGCCGGACACGCCAGCGCGTGAATGCGGTGTTTGACCTGAACGTGCTACCCAAGGAGCCCAACGTCATCGTGTTTGATGACTTCGTGACCACCGGGCAGACGCTGGCAGCGATGAAGCAGCTGCTCATCCAGCATGACAAGAACATGCTATTTTTCACACTTATCAACAACAAACTATGATTGACGAAAAATTAACTCAACGCATCAAGCAATGGCTGGACACCCCTGCCGACCAGCGCGACATCAAGGATGGTGCCCTGCTGCTGCTGAAGATGAACCACAACAAGGTTCAATATAGGAATATCTGCATGTTCCCCAAGAAGTGGGCCGGTGCCCTCGAGAGTGAGCTGCAGAAACGCCTTGCCTTCCGTCTCGACGACGTTTCCCATGAGCAGGTGGAGCAGATGCGTGACCAGGTGAAGACCATCGCCAAGTCCCGCTCCCTGCAGAAAGATAACCCTGCCAGCGAGTTCAAGAGCGGCAAACGTGCCGACCATGACCAGCTGCCCGAGGAGATCCAGGCAGCCTACACCGAGAACCTGGGCATCATGCAGCGCATGAGGATGCTGCATGGCCGTCTCGTGATCCTGGAAGAAAACGCTGCCGGCAAACAGATTCCCTGCCATGACTCGGACTGCTATCCGCTGCTGCAGGAACTTATCGAACTTGATAAGAAATATCACGACAACTGGGCTAAGTATGATGACTTCGACCTCGAGAAAGGGCAGGTCATTGAACAGCTTGACGCCCGCGCTGCCAGCAAGAAGGCCTGCAACATCATCAACCTCAACAAGGGACGCTATCGCCGAAACCCGACCGAGGAACTGAAGAAGCAGCTGGCCGACAATTATGCCCTGGTCATCAACCCCACCGAGAAGATGACCAACGAGCTCAAAGAACTGGGCATCATTGAATGAAGCGTGGCGTTGATATCGAGCAATGGTTGAAGCCGCTTGCAGAGGCAGAGAATCAGGCCTATCTGACGAATGCCCTGCAGGTGGCCGATGTGCTCGAATGGATTCTGGAACAGGTGGGCAAGGCCACTGTGTGGCAGACCTCGTTCTCCATCAGCGAGGAGTTTGTGCGCCGGCTGTTCTTTATCGAGAAGTCTGGACTGGTCCAGGAATATAACCTGGTACTCGACCACAAGGCGACGAATAAGACGATTCAGCTGTGGCCGTTCCTCACCCAAGTGGTGGAGAAAACATTCCTGGCCGACAACCACAGCAAGGTGCTGCAGGTGGAGAGTGTCAAGGGCGAAGTGGTGACGGTCATCACAAGTCAGAACCTCACCCGTGGCAATCGCACCGAGAGCGCCTTTGTCTCTACCAGCCTGACCATTTTCAGGACAATCAATGCCCAAATCAAAGATTTAATTAAAAACCACAGTGTGCCGCTCCATGACCTTTACAGAGGAAGAATTGAAACAGATTGAACAGATGGCATCGCTTTACATGTCCATCTCGGATATCGCCACCATTTTAGGTGTGTGGCCCGAGGAACTGCGCCGCCAGATCAAAATCAAGGGCAACCTGGTGTCCATCGCCTATAATAAGGGCAAGACCATGCGAAAACTGGAGCTCCGCAAACAGGAAATCCAGCTGGCGCAGGTGGGCTCACCGCTCGCCTTGGAGAACGCCCGGCAGGCACTCATCGATATGGAGGAAGACGAATAATGCCGTTACCTAATATCATAGAGGTCGCAAAGAAGGACTTGTTTACCGCCGAGAAGGATTTACAGGTCCGCTATGACGTGATTACCATCAACCACCTGATGCGCATCCGTGCCGAATATCAGTGGGTGCTGGCCAATCCCGACCTGCCTGACCGTCAATTCGTGGAGGAATTCACGGGCAGGACCGGCATGCACGAGCGTGCCATCTATGGCGACCTGAGCGTCATCAAGCAGCTGCTGCCCGCATTAACGAGCTCCAGCCGTGACTGGCACCGCTGGAAGGCGAATCAGATGCTGCTCGAGACCTACCAGATGGCCAAGAGGCGCAAGGACACCAAGACCATGGAACGCGCCGCTGCTTCCTATGCGAAATATAACCGTGTTGACCTTGAGGATGAACAGCTCATCCCCTATGAGGACATCGTGGTCCAGCCCTTCACGGCGACCAATGATCCGAGCGTGCTCGGCATCAAGCCCATCAAGGACATTGAAACCCGCATCAAGGAGATGATCGATAAATACCGCAAGGAGACCATCGACATCGAGGATGTGGAATATGAGGAAGCAGACCTCGAGGAACAGGAACTGTTTGCACCACCTAAGAGAGATGAAGGAACCGAATCCGATATACTTCAATAAGCCACAACGGTTGACGCAGCTCATCGGTGCCAATACCACGGTCATCGTGGCTGGCCGTCGTACCGGCAAGACGGACTCCATCGCTGCGCCTTTCGTGTTGCGTAACATGCAGCGCATGGCTGGCAGCACTGGTGGCATCGTGGTGCCCACCTTCAGGCATGGTTTGACCAACACCATTCCTGGACTGTTGACGGCATGGAAGCGATGGGGATTCAAGGAGGGCATCCACTATGTGGTGGGCAAGAAACCTCCCAAGTCGTTTGCCTCACCCATCATCGACCCGAAATATTATGAGCATGTCATCAGCTTCTATAATGGCTCTGTCGCCATCATCCTCTCGCAGGATCGCCCAGGTGCAGCGAACTCGTTAACGCTGTCGTGGGTGCTGGTGGATGAGGCCAAATTCATCGACTACAATAAACTGAAGGATGAGGTTTTTCCCGCCAATGGTGGCATCAAGAGCCACTTTGGCAAGCATAGCTTCAACCATGCAGTGATGATATTGAGCGATATGCCACAGACCAGCAAGGGCTCCTGGTTCCTTCATTATCGGGAGAAGATGGATGAGGAACTGATTGAGACCATCAAGGGCACGCTCTATCATATCTGGTACACCAAGAACCGCATCCGTGAGATGCAGGCTGCAGGTAAACCAGTGCCTGGTTACCTGCGCAACCATCTGCGCCGTCTCGATCGAGACTTGAACCGGATGCGCTCGGTGGCTGTATATTATAAGGAATACTCCTCCATCGAGAACCTGCAGCTGCTGGGTGAGAACTACATCAAGCAGATGAAACGCGACCTCACGCCGCTGACCTTCCAGACTTCTATCCTGTGCCAACGCATCGGCATCGCAAAGGATGGCTTCTATAACTCCATGCGAGAGAGCCACAAGTATGACGCGAGCGACTTTGAATATCTCGACTCGCTGGGCTGGGACCCTGACCCGATGGCACTGGACAGCCGCGCGGATCGTGACGTGGACCCCGATGCGCCCATCTGTATCGGCATGGACTACAACGCCAACATCAACTGGATAGTGGCAGGCCAGCCCAGGGGCAAAAAACTGCTCGTGCTGAAGTCATTCTATGTGAAGTACGAGAGGAAATTGCCGGAGCTCGTGAACGACTTCTGCTCCTATTACATGCACCACCGCGAGAAAACGGTCATCTTCTACTATGACACGACTGCCCTGGGCAGTAACTATGCTGTCAATGACCAGGACTTCCGCTGGGTCATCATGACCGAGTTTGAAAAGCGTGGATGGTATGTCCAGGATGTTTACTTGGGGCACCCGATGCGCCATGATGAGAAGTACCTGCTCATCAACCAGGGTTTTGCCGGTAAACAACGGCTCATGCCGATGTTTAACCGCCAAAACAATGACGACCTCATTCTGGCCATCCAGACGGCTGGCGTGGAGCGTGGACGCAATGGCTTCCGCAAAAACAAGTCCGGCGAGAAACTGGAGGAGAATGAAGAAAATCTGCTGGAACATCGTACCGACGGCACGGATGCCTTCGATACGCTATATATAGGGTGCGAGAAGTTCCCCCAGGTGGTGGCTTCAAGCAACTACTCGATTAACGGTATTGGATAAGTTATTTTCATTTTCATACTTTATCATTTAACATAGTAATGAATGTGATGGCGACTCGTGAGGGCCGCCATCGCTGTCTCATATACTCGCCTCTCTACAGGTCGGGAGGGAATGACATGGGAAGCCGCCATAAGGAATTTTATAGGTTCCATTGTCCAAGTCGCTCCCAGCTTTTTCCTGTGCAAAGGTAGTGGGCATCGTGATACTGCAAGGCCATGCACAGTTTTCTTGAAAAATCTCCATCCCCTGCAGGGTAGTATTTTTCAGAAAAGCCTTGACAGGCGTATCACTAACAGCCCTTACCTGAATAGCACCGTAAAAAGGCTATACGCGACAACATGGACAATGATTATTAACATATAAAATTTTTAATCCATTATGACAGCTTCTTATAACATATCATTCCTGGGTTCTCCCATCCCTGCTGAGAGCCAAGTAAGTAAAAGGGCTTACCGCTCATCCAAGTACAATAATTACATGGTTGAAGTCGTGGACTTTGACAATGAGAGTCACACCTATGAGGTGGATGCCCGAAGCGAGCAGGAGGCCAGCGAGCTGGCCGCCGACATGGCTATGGCCGAAGGCCTGCAGGTGAATTACTGCAATGTGTATTTATACGTCGATAGTTTTTAATCCATTCAATTTTTAGTATTATGGCAAATCTGATTTTAGCAAGCAAGCACGAGGTAAAGAGTGGTGCAATGATGTGGCATGTGTACCGTAGTGAGGACAATGTGAAAAGTGGCGATTTCTACTTTTCGGAGGCGTTGAAGGCGTTGAGGTATGCGTTCATCCTTCGCAAGCGCACTGGCGCCGTCATCCCGAAGGCCATCTATAACAAGCTGATGGCCGAAGTGAAGGCAGCCCAGCCCGAGCCCGAACAGCCTGCAGCCGCCGAGCCTTCACCCGTGGCAAAGCAATATGCCGAGATGAAGGCCAAGCATCCCGATGCCATCCTGCTTTTCCGCAATGGCGATTTCTATGAGGCCCATGGCGATGATGCCGAAGTGGTGGCCGATGTGTGCGGCCTCACCCTCACCCGCATCGATGAGTTTTTCCACTATGAGAAGCCCGCCTACATGACAGCCTTCCCAGCTCATGCACTCGACAGCTATCTGCCCAAGCTGGTGAGGGCAGGCAAGCGGGTGGCCATCTGTGATGCCCTCTGATGCCATCCTGCAGATCATCGCGCCGAGCGTACCCCAAAAAGGTGCGCTCGGCCTGTCTTTTCATAGAAAAGTAGTCGTTTTTACTTTTGTAGTATGGCAACGACACTTCAAAATAACCTTCTGGCGTATTACTTCAGCAGCCAGCTGCCCGACCTCCGATGGGAGACGGACAGCGAGGCCTTGACGGTATCGCTGTACTGTCCTGATGGTGGCTCCATCCTCGAGGTGACGTTGACACCGACGGCAAACGTGGTGAAGCTCTGGGAAGTCCGCGAAGTGGTGGAGCGCAGAATGCACCACCTGAACCGGTCCTATATCACGCTGCTCGTGCGCTGGAGAGAAGCTGGGGAACGGACGTTCTCACAGGCCAATGCCGTCCATGTCTATTACTGCAACCTGAACATCTACACCAGCTGCAGTGAATGGATGATGACCCACTTCTTGACCACCCTGGAGAGTAAACCGCTGCCGGCACCAGGCGCAACGGAAAACCTGTTTTTCGTGCACCCGGTTCCTGTGGCTGTTACTCCGGAACTGCTGGCAACATGCCGCCTGACCACTGGTGAGGTAAGGGTGATAGAACTGGAGGAATACTTCAGCGAAATCCCTGCCAACGGTACCGCCGTGCGACAGGTGTTGTGGAGCCTCAACAACGTGACCACCGCCGCCATGGATGTCGAGGAGACGGTGGAAGAAGTGATTGGCGTGACCATCCGGGTTGAATCTAGAGTGATGACATACTACAAGCCGGCGATCCCTGCAGACCAGGCTTTCGTGTTTGCGAATGCTTTTGGCGTGCAGGAGACGGCCTGGCTGAATTGTGTGACGGTCACCAAGACGAAAGATGCCCGCAAGGTGGCATCCGTCGCCCGCCGTGCTATGCTCTATGACTTCGACCAGAGCGTGACACACGAGGTGGAGACGTCCCCGCTGCCGCTGGAGGTGGCCCACTGGCTTGCCCAGCTGGTGACCAGTCCCTGGACATGGTTGGGTAATGGCGAGCCTATCATCATCACCGATGGCGATGCTTCCATCAGTGACGATGCAGCGGTAATGAACAACATAAAATTCACATGGCAGTATGATGATGCCCGTGACGTGATGACCATCGACGGCACCGACATCAACATCTTCCAGCAACCTCCGTTCAGTCATCAGTTCGATTAAATGGCACAGTCTATCCACATATCGACAGCTCGCAAGATGCTCGAGTCGGGAGATCCGGTGGACATCGCCTTCTGGACCAAGGACGGCGACCTGATCGAACTGCATGACGTGGTGGGGTTGAGATACAACTTCAGGTCGGGCACCCACAACATCAAAGTGCTGGCCTCTCGCCAGATTCGCACCATCCGCGATGTGTGCATATATCAAATTAATGGACTAACAGTTTACCTATGAGCAAGAATACTGGATATGAGAGATTCATGGTGCCGAGCATCCACGACATCCCCGGGGTGCAGGCTAAGGCTGCTTTTCTGAACGTGAACAGCAGCAGCGTGTTCCGTGAACAGGACATCGATGCCCAGCCTCTTGGCGACCACGAATATTATATGCCGTGGGGTATGGACAACGCCATGCCCTATAACATCATGGACCTTATCGAGAGCGACGAGACGGTCTCGACCTGCCTGATGTGGAACTCGCAGATGTGCTATGGCTCGGGCCTGCAGTATAACACAGAGAAAGCCACCAAGAAGGTGGCCGACGATGTGGACGAATGGACGCTGGAGAATTCGCTGCCTTCCTACTTCTGGGGCGTGGCGCAGGATATGAAGCACTGGGGCTTTGCCATCAGTGTCATTATCCTGAGCAAGGACCGTAAACGCATCTCGCGCCTCATCCGTAAGGAGGCATGCTACTGCCGCTTTTCCCGTGCCAACGAGAAGACCGGCATCATCGAGAAAGTCTATTACGGCCCCTGGCGTGAAGCCGTCCTTGACATCGATAAAGTGGAGACCATCCCCTTGCTGAATGAGTTGAATCCCTGGGGCGACCTTCAGGCACGCCTCAAGGATCCCAAGAACAAGGACGCCAAGTTCGCCATCGTCACGCGCATGCCGACCAGCGACCACACCTACTACCCGATTCCCTATTGGGCAGCGTTGTTCCGCTCGGGATGGTATGACATCAAGCGACTCATCGGGCTGGCCAAGAAATCGAAGATTCAGAACAGCTCACCCATCCGCTACTTGGTGGAGATTTCGGACAAGTACTTTGAGCGCCTGTTCCGTCAGGAGGGTATCACCGACCCGAAGAAGCGTCAGGAGCGCATCGTGGCCGTCAAGCAGGAAATCTTGGACTTCCTGTCGGGTGCCGAGAATTCTGGCAAAACTTGGTTTGCCAACTTCTATGTCTCGCCCGACGGCAAGGAAAACCACGAGGTGATGATTACCCGCGTGGATGACCACAAGGAAGGTGGCGACTGGGAGAGCGATATCCAGGAAAGCGTGAACATGATCTGCTTCACCTTCCAGGTGCACAGCAACCTGGTCGGTTCCGTTCCGGGCAAGTCGCAGATGAACAACTCGGGCAGCGACAAACGCGAGCTCTACACCATCGCCCAAGCGCTGCAGAAGCCCTACCATGATTTGATGTTCCTGGTGCATCGCATCATCATCAAGTTCAATGGATGGAAGAATGTGACGGTTGAGGTGCCCTTCATCCAGCTCACGACGCTCGATGAAGGTCTTGACGCAAAACAGGTACAAATCAACAAGAATACCGGCAATGAAGATAATAACGACTAACGAGCTACTGATGGCGCTGGTTCCCAATGTGGTGACCACGGTAGAAGGGGAACAGACCCTCTTTGAGAAGATATCTCCGGAACTGCAGGCTGCTGAGGACTGGGTGGCACGCACCTTCACGGGTGATGACATCCTGGATGATATTGCAGCAGACACGACGGGAACGCTCTTGCAACGTGTTGCCGGCATCATCGTTGAAGATGCCCTGCATCGCGCTATCCCGTCTCTTGACCTGGTGCTCACGCCCAATGGCTTCGGTATCGTGAGCAACCAGAACCTGGCACCGGCATCCAAGGACCGTGTGGAACGTCTCATCACCAAACTGGTTGCCCAGCGTGACAGTTACATCAACCTGCTGATTGATGACTTGAGGATGCTTGCTGAATGGCAAGACACGGAGCAATACCAGTGGTTTGCAGCATCGCTGATTTCATGGCCCAAGGCTTGTGTGAACACTGTCGTTGACCGCCCTCGTGAGGGCCAGCAATGGGACCAGTTCATGCAGCTGCGTGAACGTGCCATCCTCATCGAGGATGCCATTGCCGAGAAATGGATCAGTCCGGATGTGATGACACAGCTGCGCACTGAGCTGCTTATCGTCAACAATGCCACTGTTCACCAGGTAGCCTTGAAGGTGCGCTCTTGCGTGTTCAATGAGTTGCGCGGCATGCCTCGCAATCATTGGGACCTTGACCGCATCGTGAACTTCATCCGCAACAACGGCGACATCTTCCCCGACTGGGCCACCAGCGAGACAGCACGCCTCTACAACGCGCCCACCATCTTCCGCAACAAGAAAGAATCAACCGGTTACTTCTTCTGATTATGGTTCCCGTTATCCACCTCAATATGCCCAAGTCGTGGAGCGAGCTGGACGACCAGCAGCTCTACTACGTCTATGGCTTGATAGCCGACAACCTGAGCGGTGCACAGATCCGCACGCTCTGCCTGTTCCGCTGGGGGCATCTTGGCGTGGTGTGCCGCTATGGCGACGGCTACCTCATCAAGCAGGGAAAGGCCGAATTCTACACCGATGTGGAGCATATCGCTGCAGCCATCTCATCGCTGAAGTGGCTGGAGGATGTGTCACTCAAGCCTGTCCGCATCTCGGTCATCAAGAAACACGAGGCTGTGGATGCGGTGATGAATGGCGTGCCCTTCGAGGATTATCTGACGCTCGAAAACCTGTACCAGGGATTTCTCAACACGACGCGCCATGACCTGCTTAATGAGATGGGACGGCTGCTGTATGATGGTGAGGAACTGATGTTCGGCCAGGCTGAGAAGATGAACATTTTCTTTTGGTGGACATCGCTGAAGGCGTTTCTCGCCAAACAGTTCCCCAACTTCTTTGTTCCGGCATCGGCACCGAAGGATGGCAACCTGCTTGGTAACACCAAGTCCATCGGTGCCCAGCTGCAGGAATCCATGAACGCCCAGATCAGGGCACTGACCAAGGGCGATATCACCAAGGAAAAGGAAGTGCTGGCCATGGACACATGGAGGGCACTGACTGAGTTAGACGCACTGGCCCGTGAGGCCGAAGAATGGAAGCGAAAATATGGCAAATCTTCTTGATAAAAACTATAACTGGGATGCAACATCCTACTTCCGTGACCTGCTGCATCGCAACAAGCTGGCCCGTGAAAAGGGCTACCGCTTCGCTATGGTGAGCGGACTCGCAGGGCTTGAGGAATATATCGAGCAGGCAAGAACGGCGACTGCTGCTGTCTGCATCAGCGAGATTTCCCCCGGCTATACCGAAATGAACAACACACCGCACACCAGGCGCGTGAAGACGGTCTTCATGATGAAGCGTCATGCGATCAATGACATGAAGGCCCGACAGGCGTGCATGGATGAGATGCGGGAACTGTTCCGGCAGATGATGTCGGTGCTGTTCAAGGAGCGCACCAAGATTGAGCAAGGCATCCTCTATCTGGACTCGCGTGTCTCCTTCCAGGAGATTGAACAGTACTTCGCCATGGGCTGCGCCTGCGCTTACTTCCAGATTGCTTTCGACGTATATACCAACCTGGTTTATCGCCCTGAGGAATGGCTGAACGACTGACAGAACAACAGGCGCTTCTTGAACGCGAGAAATATATCAATGCGTTCAATGATACGATGGTGAAGATCTGGAAAGAGCAGATTACACTGCTCGGCGTGATCGACACCGGCGCTCTGCTTGAGTCTCCCATAGGAATCCGATGCGACAAGAACGACAAAATAACGGCTATCACCCTCGGACAGTCCTTCCTGGAATATGGTCTTTGGCAAAACTATGGCACTGGCCGAGAAACGCCCCAGGGCAATCCTGGTGACATCGGGCGTGACAAGGTGCGCCAGAAGCGCCCATGGTTTTCCCGCAAGTTCTACGCCTCGTTCATGAACCTGAAGGACTTCATGGCTGAGTCGGTAGGGCGTGAGTTCCTGGGAGCGGTGAGCGACGCACTCGACAGCGACAAGATGCGCCGCAATAGCCGGTACTATCAGACGCATTAAATGACAATGTGATTTGGAATGACATAATTTTTGGTGGGTCAGGCTGCGCGTGAGCGTCTCCTGTCTTTTTTGCTCATAACTCAGTCGTTTATCTTTGTCAAAAACAA